AATAATACGTTTATGAGATTTTGTTCCATAATGACCACCGCTCGTAGCGACCTAGTAACAACTTATACGCTATGTAAGGTATAGGAAGTCTAAATCTAAATATATAAATAGGGTCACTGCACTCTAGGTAACAACGATTAACCCACTTACGTAGTTTTAAATCTATGAAACGTCCCTGACTTTTCACTACTATATGCTTGGCTCCGCCAATTCTAACTGAGTATAAACACGTTCGTCTGGTCAACAACGAAAATAATGTCTTTTTTATACTGTTATTGTTTAATAAATACATTGCTGTTACTGCAAAGTCAAATTGATCGCCAACATACTGTTTATCACCATTAGGCTTTACAATTTCCCAACCATTGACTAGCTTATGTCCGTCAACTTCTTTCCACTTCTTCGTAAAAAATGTAATATCAATCATTTAACCCTACCTTTACTACTACATACTACCTTTACTACTACATAAAATCATTATGCTTCTAACGCCTCTAGTCGTGTTTCTAGTGCTTCGATCTTAGCAATAGCGTCTTGTAGTGCAGATGTTAGCAATGGCACAATCTTACTTTGGTCTATGCCTTGATAATCTGGCACTTGTCGTGTTGCCATAACTTTCTCTGTTGTTTCACGCCATAATTGACCTTCCTCAAGTTCATCTGGCTCTACAACATCTGAGCTATGTATTACTTCATCAATCGCAGGTGTTAGCTCTTGTTGTTGTTCCTCATAAGTAGCGTCAACAGCAGGAGTAACAAGTTGCTCTTGTTCTTCTGTTACTGCTTCAATGGCAGGGGTAAGTTCATTACCATCTTCGTCATATGTAGCTTCTACGGCAGGGCTAATCTCTACTGTTACTGTTTCATAAACGGCTTCAACGGCAGGAGTTAGCTCAACCTGTATTGTTTCATAAGTGGCTTCAACAGCAGGGGTGTATATGTCACCTGTAGCTTCGCTTACAACATACTCTTGGTCACGCATTGCATCTTTTTCGCCACTAATCGCTTCAGGTACTACCTCTTGCGCTTCATGTGCTAAGAAACCATCTACTCTAGTGCCATCATTTATCCACTCAAAGTTTACTGGTCTCAGTGCTTTAACTCTATCAATAGAGCCTGTCATTTCTTGCACATCAGTTTTAAGTCTATAGTCTGAGCTAGTTACATAGCTAGTTGCTGTACCTGTTGTATTAATCTTACCTACTTGCCCATTAGCATTTTCAAAACTAATATGCGTTCTAAGTAAACTGCTACCTGAGTATGTTATCAATGCAGGTGTGCTACTACTTTGTACGTGGCTTTCAATAGTGCCATTACCAGCAGGTGTTGCGTTACCAACATTTAAGTTAGTTGATACTGTAACACCACCAGTTCCATTATCAATTCTCATTCTTTCAACAAAACTACCAGACGATATTGGGCTACCAGAATAACCAAACACTAAATCATCATTTATACTTGTTGTAACAAGTCCAACCCTACCGCCACTTAAAGCGCCAATGCCACCTCTTGAATTAAAGTTGTTATGGACAATTATCGAAGCATCAGTTCCGTATGCTTCTATTTTAGCACTCGGATTTGTAGTACCCACGCCAAAATTACCATTACCTAATAGCGCGGTTCTAACTGTGTTATTAGTAATAGTGTGGATAGGAATATTATCCTCGACACCAACTTGATACTGTGTGCTGTTACCACTACTAAGCTTGTGATAAAATATATTGTTATCATAAGAAGCAATAGTTAATTTGTTTGCACCTGAACCTGCTTGCCATTGTGTAGTACCACTTGTACCTGTTGTAATAGTTGAACCTGTTACATTTATACCACTAGAATTAACACGCATACGTTCTGTACCTGCTGCTTTAATAACAGTTGCAAAACCACCATCATTAGCATTTAACGTTAAATTAGAATTATGCGCTTGAATCTCGCCGGGATACATATGCGTTCTGACTGCATCTGTATCGTTAGTAATTCTTATGGCTTCTGTAGAGGAGTTTACAACAGTTGTTTGTAACTTAACAGATGGTGATGTAGTACCTATGCCCACACCCGTACTATTAATACGCATACGTTCTGTCGTACCACCTGTACGTAGTAGTATTTCGCCATTTGATTGTAGTGCATCTATATTTAAATTTGCATTGGATGTTGAAGTACCTAAACGCCACATATCGCCTGAAGTCGTAGAATTTCCTGTTACATATACTCTATTTGCATCTGTAGTTTTTAATTCTAATGCTTCAAATGAACCTGCGCCTGTGTATGTGCCTTTACCTGTTACATCTATACCTGTGCTTTTAGCAACCAATACACTGTCTTGCGAACCAATATTAACAGCAAATTTAGGGTCTGTAGCTGTTTCGTCTTTATCAACGTGCACAAATAAGTTACCAACACCACTATTACCATCAATAGAATGAGTTACACTCGTAGAAGTATCGGTAAGAAATATCTCTGGGTCTGCGGATACAATTGACAATTTATCTGTACCATTTATATCACCTGTTACATTTATGCCTGAAGATATTGTTTGTAGTTTTAAATTATTGTTATGGTATAAATTAACATTACCATTAGCAATAAATCTTGCCATAAATTCACCACCAGAATTACCCATTATTCTGACTTCGCCATCACCGCCTATATTAAGATTACCTGTACCTGTCTCCCTAATCCAAGAGTTACTAGCGTCGTGATATATCTCTAAGTCATTACCTGTACCAAATCGCGCTTTAGCATTATCAACAAAATCTATGCCATTACTTCCAATGCTAGCAAGAAATTGCTGTATAGATTGTACTGAAACACCACCAGATGTTGTATAACCTGTCGCTGAGTTGACAAACGTGTCTAATCTGTCCTCGTTCTCCTTAAACCTTGGAACGGCTTGATCTAAAGGTAATTCTGCCATTTACTTGCTCCTAAATTGCATCGCCATCGATATCGACAACGCCTGTAAGATAATCGTTATCTTGGGTATAGTATTTATCACTATAATTAACAGCTCCAACGCGCGACGTAAAGTTATCGTTTGGTTGCTTCTCTGTAACTAAAAACGCTGTACCTCGTGCCGCATTACTCGCTACTATGTTATAACCTGTTCTAGCATACTTATTTTGGTCTGTAATCAAGCTTAATCGTGGTGCATTTGCTAAGACTACTTTATTGTCTGCCGTACCTGCTGTAATGCCAATGCTTTCAACTGTACCATCTACATGCTGTAAGAATATTGTATATGTAACACCACCACCTGCAAAGGTAACATCTTGTGATAAAGTAAGCTCTAACACATTAACAGCCGTTACTTCGCCGTCTTGTGTTCCTGTACGGGTATTATCTGCAACTAATATTCTATCATTAGTAACAAGCAAATCTGCTTCTTGTGTTGCTTCAAAGTCAACTAATGTATTTTGATACTGTATTTTGTTCCAAGCTCTATGTGCCGCAAAGTAGGCTTGCACGCCGTTTCTTACTCCAACGCTTTCTATCTTATCTGGATTAGTTGCGCTTTGGTCACTTGGTATATTTATACTAATTAGCGCGTCATCAACTGGACTAGCATATACAAACTCTATGCCATCATGGTTACTTGCATTGCCAAACCTAACTGAACGTGTTTCTGATTGTGGCAGTTTGTTTCTATGATTGAACAATAACACACTGTCATCTGTTTCTTTCTCGAAGCTTAATTTAATTTTACTGCCTTGTCTGTATGCCTGACTATAGATTGCAGTTGCTATAGTTTGTGCAGTTTCCTCAAAGCTCAAATTATCCGCATCAAAGGTATAATTAAACTCTGATGCTTTAGTTGTACCAAAGTAATCTGAAACGCTCTCAGCAGTGCTTAAAACGCTTTCTAGGTCTACTTCTGTTAATGGTCTACGCCCAATAAATGGGTCAACGCATATATTAGTTAATATTTGTGCGGCATCTGTCGTTGCATATTTGGTTATGCCAAGCTCTTGTGCTTTAATTCGTAAGTTACGTATTGCAAAGAATGTAGTTGTTTGCGTGCTATATATCACAACACGACCTGATGTTTTAGCTGTATGTGTTAGTGTTACTGACCTAGCACCTGCTGTAACAGTTTCTACATTTGACATTACTTGATTTGATGCATCTAGAATGACAACATTAACAGACGTGCTTGTTGATGCTGATAGCAAGTCAAAGTCTACGATAGTTTTATATCCTGTATTACCATATTCAATAGGCACGCTAACACCATAAGAACCGCCATCATTAGCTACTTTAACGCCGCCGTATTGATACGTAATTACACCGCCATAGTAACTATCTGCACTAATAGTCTGCGTACTTAGGTAATCTTCACCGCTTACTTGCATATCTGTTACAGTAAAATATGTGTCATTATTACCACACTGCAATAACACGAATGGATTTGCTTCTGCGCTTGTTGCAGTTAAGGTATATGTCGCTGTACCATCTGTAACTGTCGCTGTGTTAGATATAAAGCTTGTGCCATCATGCAAACCAATAGTTACTGTCGTAGCTGTAGTCTTAGTATTGTCCAGTGTAAGTGTTACTGTGATTACCTGACCATTGCTGATCGCATCTAAATCAGCATAGCCACCATAACTACTACCATCGCTACTTATCGTTACATTGTTACCTGCAACCTTAACTAAGCCGTTGCTATGGCTTGTCCATGTCATAGGGAATGTATAACGCTCGTATTGCAGTTTAGGTAACTTGCGTGTCACTTCCATGTTTAACTTACGTGACTTAACAGCTAATGCACCATCAGTCGCATAGGTTACAGATTGCACTGTAGTTACATCGCCAAAGTCATTCTGTGATACTGGTGACATAGCGTACAGATCACGCCACTTTACCTCATCGACTACAGTACCTTCAAAGTTAGTGTCACTATATGTTGTACGTTTAACTCGTACTCTGCAATATCCCGTGAAGGTGGGGTTAATTTTCATAGTCAATGCGCGTGTACTCTTACTACTACTTGAACCTAAAACTGTACCGTTGAATGTTTCTACTGTACCTGTTGGCGTACCAGTTGCACTTGTTTGCTCGACTTGTACCTGCACTGCTATATTAAAAGCATACTGCTGTTCGCCATCGTCTTTATATAAACCCTGCAATGCAACTAGGTTAATGTATATTTTATCTAAGTCATCTACAAGCAAGTTAAACCAACCTACAAAAGCTTCGCCTGTAGAATACATATAAGGACTAATTAATCCTGTTTCGTCTGCGGGGTTGTCATAGTCATCTAATTTGTTCCAGTCACTATTTACACTAGCAGGATTGCTTAAACTAACTGTAGTTGCCGTTACACTAGATATTGTATAACTACCTGCTAAATTAACGCTTACAACACTACCAAGTTTTGTTAAAAATACATTCTTTGTGCCTGTTTCGTTTGCGGCGAACACGTTAGGTATTTGCCCCCAATTTGCATTCACGTCTGGTGGATAATCAATAGTTATAGTTGTACTTGTTACTGCCACAACAGTGTAATCACCATTAAGATTTAAAATGCTACCGTCATCTGTTCCAAACAATGCAAAAGCAAGTCTTATACTATCACCAACACTAAAATCATTTGTTGCATTACCAGTTGTATATATTATCTCACCATCTGAAAGATTTGACGCTAATTTACATTTTACATTACGTGTTAGTTGGCTACCTGCTGTTCCAACCACTGCTGTATAACTAGCATTAGTTACTGTTAATGTTGCACCTGATACAAATTCTTCTGTAAAATCTATGCCTGACGCTGTTGTAGTTATTT